GGATCATTATGGATCGGAGTAGCTGTCATGTGCGTGTTGTCCGGTGGGTGTAACTGTAACGGTACGCCGTAGTTCTGGTCGTGTCAAGTAGGTTCGACAAAGGGCGTTACATTCTATCAACAAGTCGTCACGGCGGTACGGATACAGAACATGGGGTTTCACCTTCTCCCCTATACGTCAAAAACGAAAGATATATAAATAGACTACTTTGATTTTGATTTGATTCTTTGCTCATCTTCTTATTCTTTGATTCTGTATTCTGTATCCGCCGTAGTTCTGGAAGGTGGTTGTAGGCCCTATTGACGGATGGGTTACACTCGGGCCATGTCCGCGCTGCCTGCCATCGACCTGCAACCCATCAAGGCCTCACTGGTCGCCGATCTGGTCGACCTGGTGAATCTGGATCTGTCCAAGGTCGTGAAGGTCTCACTGGTCGCCTGCCCGGCCTGCAAAGGTCACGGTACGATCGGCGACCGCGAGGAAGGCCAGGACGTCACGTGTCCGGAATGCGGTGGCGTCGGCGCGGCCGAGTCGTTCGTGCTGGACATGGAGGCAATCCAGACACCGCGCATCGGGCGGCACGTCGAGCAGTGGGAACTCAAGCAAGGCCAGCTGGTCCCAAAGTTCCGGGCCAAGGGCGCGGCCTTCGCCCAGTTGACCAAGATCCTGGGCTTCGACAAAGCGGTGCTGGAAATCGCCAATTCGGCCTCGTTCGTTGACAGCATGTCCGACGAGCAGCGCGCGCAGTACGTCGATCAGGTGGAAGAACTAGCCCGGGCTGGGAAGCTGCGATGACCGACGCGACAGAGACCCTGGACCCAGTCAAGGCGCTGATCATCGCCGCCCGGACCAACTTTGCGGCCTTCGTGTCGGCGGTGCACCGGCCGCGGTTCCGGCACAGTCACTTCTCGTACGAGACGTGTGCGGCCGTCGACCAGTTCGTTGAGGACGTGATCGCCGGCAAGCGCCCGGTTCTGGACCTCACGGCCCCACCACAGCACGGCAAGTCGTCGCTGACGTCGCGGTGCCTGCCGGGCTACCTGATCGGGCGCCTTGGGCCCGTCCTGGGCCAGTGCCGCATCGCACTGACGTCCTACGCCCTCACGCGCGCCAAGGCCAACGCCCGGGACGCCAAGTCGATCATGATGGAACCGATCTACAGGGAGATCTTTCCGTCGGCGTCCATGATCGGTTTCAAGGGCATCAACACGGCCGACGAGTGGCACCACGCCTACGGATTCCTCAAAGCCCAAGGCGCTGGCGGCCCGCTGACCGGCTTCTCGATCGACATCGCCATCAACGACGACTTGACCAAGGACGCCCAAGAGGCGCTAAGTCAAACCGTTCAGGACGGCCTGGAGGACTGGTACGATTCGGTCCTGTCCACCCGCATGCAGGAGCGCAGCGGGCGGGTGAACATCGGCACGCCCTGGTCGGCAAACGACATCATGGCGCGTGTGCACGGCAAGCACAAAGGCGAGCCGCACTACACGCGCCTGCAGTTCCCGGCCCTGAACTACGCCGACCAGATCGGCTACAACCCCGATCAGCCCGAAGGGCCGTTGGTACCGGAGCTTCACAGCGAGGAAAAGCTGCGGTCCCTCAAAGGTTCCATGTCGGAGATGTGGTGGGCGGCCATGTTCCAGCAGGCGCCGATGGCCGAGCTGGGTGCGATCTTCGGCAAGTCTGGCGTGCGCTACTACCGGCGTGCGGACCTGCCAAAGCAGTTCGTCCAGGTCGTCATGTCGGTGGATGCCACGTTCAAGGACAACAAGGGCAGCGACTTCGTGTTCGCCGGAGTGTGGGGCAAGACGGCCGACGAGCGGGTGTGGCTGCTGGACTTCCGGCGCGAGAAGCTGTCCTTCACCCGCACCGCGACCGCGATCGTGGAGCTAAAGGCTGCGCACAAGACCGTGTCCAAGGTCTTCATTGAAGATGCGGCCAACGGCCCCGCGCTGATCGACATGCTGTCCAAGCACGTCACCGGGATCGTCGGCGTCCCGCCGCTCGGCAGCAAGGAAGCCCGAGCGCACGCCGTGTCGTGGGTCTGGGCCAACGGCTGTGTTATGCTCCCGTCGCCCGAGGACAACCCCGGTATCGTCCCGGTGGTGTCTGAGATCACCGCCTTCCCGGACGTCAGGAACGATGACGCCGTCGACGGTATGACCATCGCGCTGCATCAGCTATGCTTGCGCAACCCGATCAGCGCCATGATCACCAACGACATCCTGCGAATGGCAGGGAGGCCCGTGCGATGACCCACCGGATCAACAGTAACCCCGACAATCCGGCGCGCAAGCAGCTGCCCCGTCCGCGACCGAAGCCGTCGCCCGCACCGCCGAGGGCGCAACCACGCTCCGAGGCCCCGCTCGACTTGGCCGCCCTGAGCGCCGGCGCCGTGGAGCCCGTAACGTCTCTGTCATTGGCTACCGCGCACCGCACGGACGCCGGACGCTACCACGTGCGTGAAAAGGCAGCTGCGGGCGCCGCGCCGAAACACGCTCTGGACTACGGTATGAACCGCAACGCGCTTGACGCGTTGTCGTTCGTGGAGGCCACCGGCTGGCCGGGCTTCCAGACCCTCGGCCTGCTGGCCCAGCTTCCCGAATACCGGACCATGCACGAAACGCTGGCCGACGAGGTGGTGCGCACCTGGGGCAAGGTCGTCAGTACGTCCAAGGACGAGGGCGCCCCGGAGAAGATCAACCAGCTGACCCAGGCGCTGGAGCGCTACAAGGTGCGCGCGCTGGTGCGCGAGGCTGTGATCCACGACCAGGCCTACGGCGGCGCGCACATCTTCCCGCGCATCAAGGATGGCAACGCCGACGCGCTGTCGGACGTACCGCTGCTGCTGACCAAGGGCTTCGTGCGTAAGGGCAGCCTGGACTCGTTCGTCGCCGTCGAACCGATGTGGGTGACGCCCAACGCCTACAACGCCTCCGACCCGACCAAGCCGAATTTCTTCAAGCCGCAGAGTTGGTACATGCTGTCCACGGTCGTGGATGCTACGCGCCTGTTCACCATCGTGAGCCGACCGGTCTCGGACCTGCTGAAAGCGGCCTACAGCTTCCGCGGCGTGTCGATCAGCCAGCTGGCCATGCCGTACGTGGACAATTGGCTACGTACCCGGCAGTCGGTCAGCGACACCGTCAAGCAGTTCAGCATCACGTTCCTAAAAACGGACATGTCGCAGATGCTGCAGCCCGGCGGGGCTTACAACCTGGTCAACCGCGCCCAGTTGTTCAACCTGACCCGTGACAACCGCAATCTGGCGATCTGCGACATGACGCAGGAAGAATTCGCCCAGATCAACACGCCGCTGTCCGGGTTGGACGCGCTGCAAGCGCAGTCGCAGGAACAGATGGCCGCCGTGTCGCACATCCCTCTGGTGAAGCTGACCGGCATCACGCCGGCGGGCCTTAACGCCAACAGCGACGGCGAGATCCGGGTGTGGTACGACTTCGTGGCCGGCTGGCAGACCGCGAACGCCGGCCCGCTGATGACCTGGATCCTGCAGCTGCTGCAGCTGTCCGAGTTCGGCGACATCGACCCGGGCCTGTCGTGGGAGTGGAACCCGCTCTACGAACTGACCGACCTGGAGCTGGCCGAGGTTCGCGAGAAGAACGCCAATACCGACCGCACCCTGGCCGAGACCGGCGCCATCGACGGCAAGATGATCCAGGACCGACTGGCCGGCGACCCGCTCAGCGGTTATTCGGCCGCGATCGCCGAGCGCGACCCGGCGGAGCTGGACGAGATCGCCCAGCGTATGCTGGACGAGGCAATGAACCCACAGGACTCGAACGATGGCCCGGACACTGACGAACCCGACCCGGAAGCAACGCCAGCTGGCGGTGATCGCTCCGGCAGTAACAGCTGAACAGGCATACCAACGCGGGCTGCAGAACGCGGTCCGCGCCATGGCCAAGTCAGTCGAATACTGGATTCAGGCCAAGTATCGCGCGGCCATTGAGTCCAACCAGGACGCGGGCACCGTGCCGGAATTCGACGCTGACCGCGCCGAGGACGCATCGCCGTTTGCCGACCAGCGCCAGCTGTATCGTGAGTTGACCAACCTGCGCCGGCGCTGGGAGCGCCATTTCGCGTCCATCGCCCGTAAGCTCGCCACGGACGTGGTGGACCGCGCCTACAAGGCCAACAAGACGGCCTGGCAGGGCCAGGTCCGTCGGGAGGGTTTCGACATCCCGATGCAGCTGACCGACGCCCAGCGCACGATCATGGACGTGAAGGTCGCCGACAACGTCTCGCTGATCAAGTCGATCCCGGCCCAGTATTTCACCAAGATTGAGGGCGACGTGTCGCGCGGCTTCCTGGCCGGCCGGGACCTGGAGGCTATCGCCTCGGAGCTGCGCGGCACCGGCGAGTCAACCGTCAAGCGCGCCGCGCTGATCGCCCGCGACCAGTCCAACAAGCTGACCGCGCACATGAACAGCGCGCGCCAGAACGAGCTGGGAATCCGGTACGCCTACTGGAAGCACAGTTCGGCCGGCAAGGAGCCGCGCAAGACGCACGTTCGGGCCAGCAAGGAACATTGGATCTTTGATACGCAGGTCGGCATCGACTTCGGCGACGCGGGAGGGTTTTCGCTACCCGGCGTTCCAATCAACTGCCGATGCGGCAGCCGTTCGATCATCCCGGCCATTGACGAGGATCTGGGACCAGAGGATCTGGTCCCAGTACCGGGCTTTCCCGGGGCCTTTACGAAGCGGAAGCAGTAGTCCATTCGTCAAAGGCTGTGACGATCCGGTTCTCTGCGATCTTGAAGTAATCCGTGTCACGCTCGATGCCGATGAAGCCACGACCGGTGTTTATGCAGGCCACGCCTGTGGTTCCGGACCCCATGCAGTTGTCCATGACCACGTCACCTTCGTTCGTGTACGTGCGGATAAGGTATTCCATCAAGGCAACGGGCTTTTGCGTGGGGTGCAATTTTTGGTTGTCGTTTTTGAATCGCACTACAGACGCGGGATAGCCAGTTGTGGCTTGAACATAAGGCTTGTGCGACGGCCTCGGCGTCTTGAAAGTGCCACCCGTTGCGCCGTAATCCGTCCCAGTGCGCCGCCTCTCGGTGGCGCGAAGACCCTGCGGGAAATACGGCATTTTTCGTTCAGATCGATTGGCCGTTGTGCCTTTACTAAAAACAAGAATGTTTTCGTGTTTTTTCATAGGCTTATTTTTTGCGTTCATGCAGTCACCAGCCACGGATTTTTCCCAAATCCATTCGTACTTGAACATTTCCAAATTACTCCCGGCTAATGCCGTGGTGAATGGCTGACTGGCTGTTAGGACGATAGCGCCATTGCCCTTTATAATCCGCCGATACTGCGCCCACAGTGCGTCGAACGGGATAACTGAGTCCCAGGCGCACGCCGTCGTGCCATACGGGAGATCACACAGGATCAGGTCCACTGAGTGGTCCGGAATTGACTTCATTACTTCCAAGCAGTCGCCGTTGTGGATCTGGAGCATGTGGGTTGTCCGTTTGTAGTGATGGCCAGACGATACCGTAACGCAAACCGCCTGTCAACACGCTGCGCTTGCACAACCCTGAAACGCTGGTAACATCGCGCGCATGGTGACCACTACCGCAAACTACGCATTCGACAAGCAGTCGGCACGGTCGTTCGACTCGGACGGCCGAATGCGCGTACGCAACTGCGTGCTGTCCGGTGCGCAGATCAACCCGTACTACGGCCGGGAGATCCCCGGCTGGCAAGACCTCGGCCTGGTGGCCGACAAGGTCTACAACCTGTACCGCGACCCCGAGGCGCTGGCCGCGGCCGCCGATTCGTTCAACGGTCTGCCGTTGATGATCCGGCACATCGCCCAGACGGCCGACGAGCCGCGCAAGGAGCATCAGGGCGGCAGTGTGTTCAACGTCCGCTACGAAGAGCCCTACCTGCGCGGCGACCTGCTGGTGTCCGACGGCCAGGCCATCGAGTACGTGCAGTCCGGCCTGCTGGCTGACCTTTCGTGTTCCTACCGCTACAAGCCCGAGATGATCCCCGGCACCGTCGACGGCAAGTCGTACGATGGCCGCATGGTGGCCATCGACGGCAATCACGTTGCGCTCGTTGAAGACGGGCGCGCATCTGGTGCGCACGTCGCTGATAGCGCGCTTTCTTCCCAACCTGGAGCAACTGCCGTGAGTGACAACCCCGATACCCGTGAGGACAAGATCCTCCACATGCTGGAAGCCATCGACAACCGCCTGACGGCCATCGAAGGCGCTCGCGCCAACGACGCGGCCGCCGAGGCCGAGAAGCGCGCCAACGACGAGGCGGAAGCCGAGAAGAAGCGCGCCGAGGACGAAGCCGCCGAGAAGGCCAAGAAGGACGAGCGCGAAGGTGAAGAACGCGCCATGGACGCCAAAATCGGCGCAGCCGTGGCGGCCGCGGTCGAAGACACCAACAAGAAGCGCGACGCGCTGGAAGCTGCCAAGCGGGCGACCCGTCACGTCCTGGGCGATACCCACGCCATGGACAGCGCCGGCGCCGTGTACCTGGCGGCCCTCAAGCAGGCCGGTGTCGATGTGACTGCCGTCACCGCAGGCACCGAACATGTGGCATGGCAGGCCTACCAGGCCGGCACCGCACCGCTCGGCCGCGCGAACGACAGCCGCAGCAACGGCAACGAGCCGGCGCGCGCCAAGTTCGACACCTCCCGTTTCAGCGTTCGTCCCAGCTGATCGTCAACCCAGGAGCAATACCATGGATTTCCAGCGCACCATCGCAGTCACTCCGGCGATCGGCATCCCGGGCGACTTCGCCTCCACCAACCCGCGCCAGCACCTGGTCTCGGGCACTGCTGACCAGTTCATGGTCGCCGACGAAAACGGCGTCACCATGGGTAAGTTTGCGATCCTGAATGCCGACGGCACCGTGACCGAGAAGCCGGCCTTTGCCGACGTCGAGGCTTCGCGCCTGGGCTTCGTGCATCGCGTC